GGGCCCGTGGAGTCTGGCAGGCCGCGATGGAAGGGGGCGACCCTAACCAGGGGAAGTACCAGTCGAGTTATAACGCCTCGCTCAAAACCCTCGTGGCCCTCGAGGAAGAGCAGGAGCGTCGGCTTATCCTGACGAAGGACTACATCTCCGCCAAGGAAGCGACCGAGGCCATGCGCGACATGACCGCCGGCATCGTCAACCGCCTCGATAAACTCGCCCTCGATGTCGCAGAGGGATGTAACCCCGAAAACCCTGCGAAGGCGGTGAAAGTTCTCGAGGCTTGGGTGCGCCGCGTGAAGGCCGACCTATCGACTCATGACGAAGCGTAAGCCCAAGCCCAGGCGCAAGCCGATGCCGAAGCCGTCGCGTCCGTTCAAGCGCAAGCCGAAGAAGTGGTCGGAGTTGTCCGACGAGCTGTATCGTCTGCTCAAGGAGGCAGGGCTTTATGAATAAGTCCGACCTACTCCGCGTAGGCCGTGACGTCCTGCGTCCGTCTGACTCCGGCGACGTGGTCGAGTGGCTGGAGTCTAACGTCCACGCCATCCCTGACTCACCGATGCCCGGACCGTTCAGGTCCGACCGCACGCCGTGGGTCGCCGAAGCCCTACGCATCGCCGCCGATCCAGAGACTAAACTCCTGACGATTCTCGCCAGCATCCAGTCAGGCAAGTCTCTCTTCGCCCGCCTGTTTACCTGCCACATAATCGCGAACGCTCCCGGACCCTGCATGCTTACCCAAGCTACGGACCCCGAGGCGCGCGACTTCAGCCTCCGCTACCTCCGCCCGGTCTGGAACAACTGCCCGCCCGTGAAGGCACGTCTTTCAGGCGACGACCTCGACCGCTCGACGACTGCGGACTTCGACCGCATGACGCTCTACTGCCGAGGCATCTGGAACGAGGCGAACCTTCAGCGCTTGTCCCTGCGTTACACCATCGCCGACGAGTGCTGGATGGCACCGCCAGGACACCTCGCCGAACTGAGCGCGCGCGTGACGGCGTTCGGCTGGATGGGCAAACGCATCTTCATGTCTCAGGGCGGACGGGCTGGTCAGGAGTTCCATCAGCTGCACGAGACGACGGACCAGCGTGACTGGAATATGCGCTGCCCGAAGTGCGACCACCTTCAGCCGTGGGTCTGGGAACAGATCAGGTTTCCCGAGGATGCCAAGGCCACCGGCACATGGGACTTGCACAAGGTCAGCGTCGGCACGACCTACGAGTGCGCGGCCTGTCGGACGCTCCTGCCCGACACGAACGCCAGTCGCCTTGAGGCTAACGCGCGTGGAACCTTCGTCGCCACATCGGCCGCCGCAAACTCTGGGCATATCGGCCTGCATTGGAACAGCCTAGCGACGATGAGCTGGGGCGAGCTCGGCGTGCTGATGCTCAAGGCCAAGGAGTCCGTCGACCAATACGGCGACGAGGAACCGCGGCGCATCTTCAAGCAGAAGCGTCTGGCCTTACCCTGGAGCGAAGAGGGCGGCGAGATGGTGGCGCTGGCGGAGGCCGCCAACTACAAGATGGCCGACCCTTGGGACGCGGAGGCCGCGATCACCCCGAAGGCCCGCGTCGTCGAGCAGAAGGACGCCGTGCCCGGGAGCATCCCTTTCCGCACGATGGGGGTCGACGTCCAGCGTGGCCACTTCTGGGTGACGGTCCGCCGATGGGCTAAGACCGGGCATAGCCGCCTGATGGCCTTCGCCCGCATCGACTCATGGGGCAACGTCGAAGCCTTCGCCAAACAGCACGGCGTCCATCATGCCATGGTGCTCGTCGACTCCGGCGACAATACGACCGAGGTCTACCGCGAGACGGCCAAGCGGAATTGGAAGACGGCCAAGGGCTCAGGCTCCGACGACTTCGCCGTGACCGACAAGTCCGGCAACACGACCCGCCGCTTCTATTCCGAGAAGCAGTCCATCGTCGTCCCTGGCATCCCGCAGCGCGCGATCCTTATCGTCCACTCGGCCACCGCCGGCAAGGACCTCCTGCACGGCCTCCGGGCTCGCCGCGTCTGGACCTATGCCATCGACGCAACCGAGGAGTATGCTTCTCAGCTGAGCGCCGAGGTGCGCGTAAAGGATAAACGCACCGGCAAGCCCATGTGGATACTTCCCCAGGGCAAGAAGGACAACCACGCCATGGACTGCGAAATCCTCGCCCTTCTGGCCGCGGTCCGCTGGGGCATCGCCGGACGGGAAACTGCCGAAACCGACTTGCAACCGTCATGACCCTTGGCACGCTATATGCAAGGGTGCGTCGTTTAGTGTCGTGGGAGGAAGAGACTCATGGCGTGGGCTGGGCGGCGCACCCCCCTTTTAACTTCCATTCTCGGCAAGTTTAAATGGCCTCTGGACTCTTTATCGGACTTACGGAGTGCGAACTCCTAGACATCAAAGCCAAGGCGGTCTCCATGATCACCGAAGGTAAGACCTTGATGTCCTATTCCGACTCCGGCTCGTCCGCGTCCAAGCAGTTCGCCATGCCTCCGAAGGAGATGCTCGCCGAGGCCATGTTCGCCCTGAGCCGCCTCGACCCTTCGACCTACGGCGCTCGTCGCACGATCATCTCGACCGACTGGCAGAACCGTCAGGACTAATTTCCATGGCCATCCGCAAGAAGATTAAGACCGTCAGCCTGCGTCCCAAGCCGGTGACGCCTGCCCCGACCGCCCCGCAGCCGCAGGCTTCCTACGGCGATTGGCAGAGCATCGGCGTGACGCGTGCCCGCCGTGCGGCCTACGGCGCCGAACCGCGTGACCTTCGCCGTGACCTGACGCCTTACGACCGCCTGACGATGGTCCGCAAGTGCCGCTGGGCGGAACGTAACTCCGGCCTGTTCAAGCAAATCCTTGCGGACATCTGCCTCTACACCGTGGGCGACGGCATCAAGCCGCAGAGCCACGCGTCGACCCCTGAGATGCAGGAACGCTATGAGGCTTACTTCGCCGAGAAGGCCAAGCGCATCGACATCACGAACCGCTTCTCGTTCTATCAGGCTCAGTCCATCCTTCTCCGCGGCATGATCCGCGACGGTGACTCGTTCGCCGCCAAGGTGCGTAACGGCGCCGGTGAAGCCAAACTCCAGCTGATGGAAGCCCACCGCGTCGGCGACCCTCTCGAAGGCAAGGTGCCCGAGGGTATGCATGACGGCATCCAGTTCGGTCCGTATGGCGAATACATCGCCGTGAACATCTACCGCTCCGACGGCTCGTCCCGCCAAATCCTCGCCCAGTCGATGATGATGGTGGTCGACCAGGAGTATGCGTCCGGCGCCCGTGGCGTCCCCCTGCTTCAACATTCTGTCAACACGATCCAGGATGAAATGGAACTCCTAGCGCTGGAGAAACAGGCGTGTAAGGACAACGGTGACGTAAATCGTGTAATCACCAAGGCTGGTGGCGTCCTCGACTCAGACATGGCTGGAGAACTTGGGGCGACCAACGGTTCGTCGTACTCCAACCTAGCCAACACGATGGGCGGCAAATTGATTGTTCTCGAGCCCGGCGAGAGCATGACGTCCTTCCAGAGCAACCGCCCCAACGCCACCTTCACCGGCTTCCTCGCGGCGCTGGAACGCGACATCTCCCAGGGCGTCCTGCCTTACGAGTTCGTCGGCGACTCCTCCAAGCTCGGCGGCGCCACCGTCCGCCTCATCACTGCCAAGGCTGGCCGCGTCTTCTCGAAGTATCAGACCATCATGATCGAGAACTTCTGCGTTCCGACGTGGGGTTACATCATCGGCCAAGGCATCGCCGCCGGCGAACTGCCCGACGACCCGGACTGGAACCGCGTCTCCTGGACTACCCCGAAGAGCGTCACCGTCGACGCTGGCCGCGAAGCCGCGAACGACCGTGCCGACGTCGAGATGGGTTTGCTGTCCATGTCCGAACTCTACGCCCAGCGCGGCCTAGACTTCCGCACCGAGATGGCCAAGCGCGCGTCCGATATGGTCCACATCAAGGACTTGGCCGAGCAATACGGCATCCCGTTTGAACTGCTGTTCCGTCCGTCCAACACCCCGGTCGGCACGATCAGCGGCGACGTCATGGAAGGCCCCGAGTCCCCCGAGATGGAGGACGAACCCGCTGACCAGAAAGAGCCCGAATCCGAAGACCAACCCAACTCCTAACTTTATGCGTTTCCTCACCAACGGACTGTCGGGCCGCGAGCCCCTTCTCATCGACCCGACCAAGGCCAAGGACCACGCTGTCCTCGCCGAGAAGTTCGGCTTCACGGATATGCTCGCGCAGCTCTTCGGCGTGGCCCCCAAGCCCTACGTCGTCGACGGCATCGGCATCATCCCGGTCGTCGGCGTGATCGGCAAGGGCTTGTCCCCGCTCGAGAAAATGATGGGCGCCGTGGACGTTAATGAAATCTCCGAGGCTCTGGACGCGTTCGCCGCCAGCCCCGATGTCGAGAAGGTCGCCCTGCAAATCTCCTCCCCTGGTGGCACGGTCACCGGCGTCGAGGAACTCGCCAACAAGGTCCGCTCCTTCGGCAAGCCTACCCTCGCTTACACGGACTCCGAAATGGCGTCCGCCGCCTATTGGATTGGCTCCGCTGCCGACCGCGTCGTCGCCAGCCCCTCCAGCACCGTAGGCTCCATCGGCGTCTACATGGCCATCCCTGACTACTCCGAAGCCGCCAAGATGGCCGGCATCAAGATGGTGGTCATCAAGTCCGGCAAGTTCAAGGGCGCTGGCATCGAAGGCACGAGCCTCGACGAAGGCCAACTCGGCAACCTCCAAGAGGGCGTCGACACGATCCACGCCGAGTTCAAGGAAGCCGTGAACATGAAGCGCAAGATGGTGAAGGCCGAGGCCATGGAAGGCCAGGTCTTCTCCGGCAAGCAGGCCGCCGCCCAGGGCTTGGTCACGGGCTTGGCCGACTCTTTCAACGACGCCCTGCGTTCGTTCTAATTCCATTAACCGCAAATCTAAGATGACCATCGAAGAGCAACTCCTCGCCGCCACCGCCGCTGTCTCTGGCCTTACCGCCGAGCGCGACGACCTCCGCACCACTGTCGAGAAGATGACGGTCGGCGTCTCTGCCGAACTCGAAAGCCTCAAGGTCGAAGCCGCGTCCAAGGACGCCAAGCTCGCCGAACTGACCGCCGCCCTCGAAGTGGCCGTCAAGGAGTCCGAGTCCTTCAAGGCCCTCGTCGCCGAGCACGAAGCCAGCAAGGTCAGCGCCTCCAAGGAAGCCGCCAAGATCGTGGCCTCCGTCGGCGTGTCCCCGGTCGAACTCAGCCCCGCGGATGGCAAGCCCACCGCCGAAGCCGTCGACCACCTCGCCACCTTCATGTCCCTGCCGGTCGGCTCCAAAGAGCGCAACGAATACTTCGCCGCTCATAAGCACGCCATCATCAAGGCGGCTATCTAATTTCCCTCAACCCTCACCCTATCCTAACACATCATGGCTAACTCCATCGCAGTCGCTCCCAGCATCCTCGCTGAAAGCGTCATCGCTTCCCTCAAGGGCAAGCTCCCGGCCCTCCGCGCCTTCTCGTCCGTCTTCACCGCTGCCGAATCCGGCGCCGGCAAGACGGTCCAGGTTCCGCTGATCGGCACCTCCACCGCCACCGAGTTCTCGACCGGCGGCTACCTCACCCAGGACGACGCGACGATCACCGCCGCCAACGTCACCCTCAAGCACTTCAAGGTGTCGAGCCGCTTCTCGCCCCTCGACGTCAAGATGTATGGCGCTCAGTTCCTCTCGAACGCCTTCGTCCCGACCGCCGCCAACGCCCTCGCTGAAAAGTGCCTGGCTGAAATCGGCGCGCTCATCACCGTCGCGAACTTCGCTTCTGGCACGAACACCGGCGCCGCGCTGACCTACGCTGAAGTCGTCGCCTCCAAGGGCGTGCTCGACGCCGCCAAGGCCGCTGAACCCCGCGCGTTCATCCTGAACCCGACCTACGCTAACGGCCTCCTCGGCGACGCCACCATCATCGGCAACTCCGTCCTCGGTGCTGGCATCCTGACCTCCGGCCAGATCGGTACCCTCGCCGGTGCCGCTGTCTACCAGTGGAACAGCCTCCCGACGAACAGCGAAAACCTCGCTGGCTTCGCCTGCGGCGCTGACGCCATCGCCGTCGCCTCGGCCCTCCCGATGTCCGAAATCCCGGGCTTCGAAGTCGCCAACGCTGTCGACGCCGACACCGGCCTCGGCGTCCAGGTCCTCATGGGCCAGGAGCAGAGCGGTTACTACAACGTCACCGCCACGCTGCTCTTCGGTGCCGCTGTCGGTCGCGCGACCTCCCTCCACCGCCTCAAGACCGCCTAATAGCGGTCCAAGGCTCGAACGAGGCTCCCAGCAATGGGGGCCTTTTTTGTGCCCCCTACCAATCCGGGCAAGTATAGGATGAGCCTCTACGGAACCGAGTTTCTCAACGACGCCAAAGAGATGGTGGCGGACTTCGGCGTGGCCGGGTCGGCCAACTCTGGGGCCATCACCTTCTCCTGCCTCATCTCCGACCCCGCCGTCTCGACCGTGCTCGAAGCAGGGGGGTATATGGAGCGGACCCAGTATACGGTCAGGCTCCCCGCTGTAACGGCCTCCTGGAGCCAGCCAGACGGGTCTATGGGGGCATCGGCGGCCCTACTGTCGGCGGGGGCACCCATCGCCAGCCTTGCCCAGGGGAAGAAGATCGTGGCCGGCGGGAAGACCGTCCGCATCACGACCCAGACCTACAAGCCCGGGTCGGCATGGATCACGCTCGTCGTCATCGACGATAACCAGTAACAAGGCCGTGGTGTCGGTCAGCATCCCGCGGAAGTCGCTAGAAGAGTTTAAAGCCACACTTGATAGGGTGGCCAAAGAGATTGGCATGGACAGCCAGAGCGCCGCCACAAAGCAGGCTATGCTCTTATGCCAGGACTTGTCCGTCTTCACCCCCCCGATGGCAGCTGGTGGCGGGCAAGGTCTTTCCAACGCGGCCAAGAAAGCGGGCGAAGGCGCCGTGGCCGGAGACATCCGCAAAATCTTCGTGGCCGTAGGGGACCGAAACATCAACAGCCAGAAGGCCATTGTTTTCCAGAATCTGGCCCATGCCGCGCAGACGAACAACCGCGCGTCCTTTGATAAGATTATCAAGAAGTCTCGCATCGAGACCCTGCGTATCTCGCCGATCATGACAAAAATCCTGAACGACCAGAACTATGACCGGGCGTTCCTGAAGGCGAAGAACTACCTTAACCGCGTGCCGATTGCCGTAAGCGATTACGGAACGCAGGACTACGCCCGAGACCTGCGTGGTCATCACAACCGCGTTAAGGCTAAGTTTGGTGGACGCATCAAGCGAGGCCAGAAGATCGGCGTCCCTCGGCTCCTGGTTGAGTCAAAGCAAGAACTCGATGAGTATATCAGGGAACGCCAGATGGCCGTCGGGAAGACCAAGGCCGGATGGCTTCGGGCTTTAACGATGCTCAAGCCGCCTATGCAGTCCAACGTCGCAAGCGGACGCTTCGGCGCCAAGCTGCGGGACACGATGTGGGTGGCCCGTCACGGCGGCCTAGGCTCGGCCACGCAGACTTATACCGTCAAGGAGGTCTTCATCCAGATCAAGAACCTCCTCGGCAACGTCAACTACATCGCCGACGCGGCAGACACACTGACCCTTGCTCTAGGCAATCGGGATAAGATGATGCAGAAGGACCTTGAAAAGTTCATCGCCCGAACCGCCAAGAAGAACGGGATGTGATTACTTGTCCCCGCGGACCCGGACGAACACCGGGTGGCGGAGGGAACCGTTCGGGGTCTTCATCTGAAAATCTACCTCGGCGGTCTGGCCGATGAGCTGAGAGCGGTCGGCGAGCAGGGCGGTCCGGGTGGCGTTATCCATGCCGGTGCCGACATTGACCAGGCGGCGTCCGCAGCGCACGACGATATGGCCAGCCATCCCGGAGCACTTGCCCGTGCCTTCGACCACGTCCACGATCTCCGCGTCAGTGGTGTCGGCGTCCTTGACCTTGAGCCAAGCCCTGGAGCGGAGGCCGTGGGAGTAGGGGGCGGTGGTGTCCTTGACCATGGCACCTTCAAAGCCCTCGGAGGTAAAGCGGACAAAGGCTTCCTCTGGGGTGCAGGAGACGCTAGGGATGAGCAGGAGGGACGTAGGGTAGGACTGAGCGAACAAAGCCTCCAGCGAGGCACGGCGGGTGCTGTAATCGCCCTCCACGGAGGGAAGGTCGAACAGCCAGACGCGGGCATCGTCGGCGGACTGTTCCGAGCGCAGGGCACCGACCGAGGTGAAGAAGGACTTGCCGGACACGGCCTCGCCGTCGAGCAGCCAGACGCCGTCCTTGCCAGCCAGGAGGTCGAGGACCTCGTCGGCCAGATGGTCGAGGGAGGGCATCGGGTTTCCGTTGCGCGTCTCGAAGCGCACGACGCGGCGGGATAGGTCCGCAGTGATCAGGACGCGGAGGCCGTCGACCTTGGGCTCGCAGACATAGGACGCAGGCGTCTCACCAGCATACAGGCGGGCCAGCATAGGCCCACGGCGAACCTTGGGCGAACGGCGCTTGGGCTGACGCGGTACCGCATCCTCGAAGATGGCGAAGAAGGCGGCAAGCACTGGGTCCTGTTGGCAGAGCATCGGCGGAACTCCTGAAGCAAAAGCCTAGCCCACTACCTCGTCAAGCCCCTTTCCCTACCAAAGCGGGCAAAGATACAATGGGCACGAAGAGCATTAGGCACATCTGCGAGTCTACCCTCGCCACCTACCTATCCACCCAGACCGGGCTGACCACCGTCACCTTCCTGACCGGGGACAGCGCCGCGACCCAGACCCTGCCCAAGGCCGTGGTCCTTTGCGAGTCCGCCCGGAGCCCTGCCGACCTCCCCGAGGGCGAAGGTAACTTCAGCTGCTCGGTCCGCATCACCCTTTTCTCGAACGCCGACGACACGACCCTCG